AACTGATTGACGAGTTTCATATATACGTTCCGGTAAGGATGCTTGAACTCATCGGCGAAGTGATACCGTTGAATTTGACAGTATCCGTGATGGGTATAGAAGTTGACCTGTTGACCATACTGGAGAAGGACGAACAAGAACGTCTCAAACTCGAAATCACCGAGAATGTGGATCTTTATTATACCATGATTCCCGAAGAATATCAATACTATAAAGGAGAGTTTGGCGTCGAGTGTGATGAGTGGAAGGGCAAACTTACTTGGTCATATTTTAAAAACGAGTTGGTGAAGTGGTGTACTAACCTACTACTCTCAGCCTTCGAAGAATTGATTGACGTATTCAAAGAGATATGGGACACCTTGGGTCTTCCTAGTCCACCTACTCTATTAGAGTTTGACGTAGAAACATGGATACGTGCGCAGATAGATCAGTTCAAACAAGAGGCCGAAGATTTCGCTAAAGATATTGAAGATAAGTTAACCCAACTCAAGGAAGATCTCGATTCTTTATCGGGAGATTCCCAAGGAGATAACGGGAACTTTATCAAGGAAGAGATAGCTAAACTAGAGAAAGAGTTTGCTGAGTTTAGTGTTGAAGGATACATCATCGAACAACTCAGAGAGGTATCGTTATTTGGTGTACCACTTCTGGATATTATTGGGGGTGAGATTGAGACTAATGTGGAATGTCCGGAAGACCAGATAAACGAACTGGTACGTGCGGCCCGAGATTGGTTCGCACAATGGCAAAAAGAATTGATTAACGTGTGGATCAAGAAGATCGAATCATTTTTGAGTGCTATCGGGTTAGGTTCTGTGATGGAACCACTGACACTAACATTCTGTGACGTATTGGAGTTAATCGGGGTTCCAATGACAATAGATTTAAACTTACCCGAATTAACTGTATAAATAGTCTATAAAGAGTTTGAGAGTCCAATGGCAAAAGCATTTTCTATAGAAGACGGTAACTTGATGAACGCTTCACTGGTGACTTCAGTGAAGCGTCTGCATAGTGATATCGACTGTTCGTTCGAAGCAAAACCTTCTGGTGACATATACAAGAAGACAGATGCTGCAGCGGTAAAACAGGCAATCAAAAATCTTCTCATGACTAATAATGGAGAACGGCCCTTTCGATCTACATTCGGCGGTAATCTGCAAAGTTTATTATTTGCATTGGATACCGAACTTGATGAAAGTGATATCGCTCGCGCAATAAAACACGCAATAACGAAGTATGAGCCTCGTGCAATCGTTAATCGTGTTAACGTAAAAATGAATTCAAATTTCAATTCAGTTGATGTCACTGTAATATTTCAACTGGTAACTACATTAGAAACATTGTCACTGAATGTTACCGTAGCAAGGATAAGATAAATGACTATAAAAACTTCGGACTTGGATTTTAACAATATCAAGTCTAGTCTAAAAACAGCTCTGATGCAAAAACCAGAGTTTGCAGACTACAACTTTGAGGCGAGTGGATTATCCAATATACTAGATGTGTTGGCCTACAATACTCATATTAATGGGTTGACCGCTAATATGGCGATCAACGAGTCGTTTCTCGCATCTGCGCAATTACGATCGTCTGTGGTAAGTCACGCAGAGACTCTTGGGTACTATCCATCGTCAACTACCGCTTCGACAGCTACTGTTAAGGTCACTGCAACAATTCCCAATGGCCCCGAGACTCTAGTCTTACCATCGAATTATGTGTTTACCGCAGACGTTGATGGTGTCAGTTATACATTCAGAACTCGTAGGGAATATACTGCATATAACGATAATGATACGTATGTGTTCCAATCGAGTGCAGGGTCTACCGACGTTATTGTAGTAGAAGGTAAACCTAGAGTTAAAACTTTTTATGTCGGCCCTACTACCGACACTCCGGTATATGTCATACCAGACGAAAACATGGACACTACGACTATGCTTGTCGAGGTCTATGACAATTTCACGACCATTGACCATGTAGTATACAGTAATATCAATAACGTGGCAACAATTAATTCAGAGTCTACCATATACATAGTGCGTGAATCATCTAACGGACAGTATGAATTATTCTTCAGTGATGGTAATGTATTGGGGAAGAATCCTGTTGCTGGTAATAAAATCGTAGTTCGATACATCTCTTCGGCCGGGGCAGTTGCCAATGGCGCATTAGGGTTTTCGACATCATCTCTCAATGGGGTCGCTCTTACAGTAGAGACCACATCGGAATCTTCGGGTGGTTCTCCTAAAGAAACCATTCAGTCCATAAAGATGAATGCGCCCCGAGCATTCTCGGCTCAACAACGTTTGGTGACCGCAGAAGATTATCGGGCATTGATAATGTCCAACTTCGGAGCATACCTTGACGACGCTGTATCTTGGGGCGGTAATGATAACATACCTCCACAATATGGCAAGGTCTTTGTATCACTTAATTTCAAGGACGGTTTGAGCCAACCAATCGTGGATCTAGTTAAAACATCTATTAAAAATGATTTGACTAACAATCTTTCTATTATGTCTATCGACACAGAATTTGTCGATCCCCAATATACTTATCTAGAACTCTTGACGAATTTTAACTTCGACCCTAGTCAGACAGATCTGTCCGCTGAATCTATCGAAGTTGAGATACAAAACACCATCGTCAATTATGCACGAACCAACTTAAATATGTTCGATTCGGTATTCCGTAGATCGAATCTACTCGCAATCATTGACAATATTAGTCCAGCTGTATTGAACTCTAAGATGACAGTTAAGGGTCAACAACGCATTGAACTAGATAAGATGTTGGGTGACTTACTCATTGCATCTGGCGGTACAGTAACAGAGTTGAACCAAGAATTCAAGGTGAACTTCCCATTTGCTCTCAGTCAACCAGACGATAGAGAACATGTTATCACAACGTCTATATTCAAATATAACGGTGCCAATTGTGTAATTAAGAATGAGCTGGGTTCCACCAGACTACAAGTATTCGACCTAACTAATAACGTGCGGTTGACGAACGTCGGTTCATACAATGCATCAAAAGGAACCGTGAGCATTTTGGGTGTCAAGTTTAGTTCAACTTCGGATTACTCGGGAACTGCTATGAAAGTATCTGCGCTTCCTGCTAACCAAAGTACATTGCGACCTCTCAGAAATTATATCATTGACATTGATACAGACAAGTCTTTCACTAAGGCAATCATCGATTATCAGACAACTAGAAGTACATTATAATGTCGGAAGCAAGAGTAGATCAGCATAGAAGACACGTAGAATTAAATAAGGGCACAGTACAGAATCTGTTACCCGAATACTTTTTGGGCGAATACCCGAAACTAGTCGAATTCTTAGAAGCTTACTACGAATACTCAGAAGTCGACTCTGTAGATAGTTTTGTCAATCAGATACATGACCTATTCAAGATAAAAAGTATTACAAGTACGTCGTTGACGAATTTGGATAAGATCATCGCCGATATTGGCAATGGTCTCCAATCCTCTTCGTTCTTCCAACAGCCAAGACTTATGGCACGTCTCCTTGCTAACTTCTATCGTGCGAAGGGCACACAGATATCAGTAGAACAATTCTTTCGTGCATTCTTTAATGAATCAATTTCTATCGAGTATCCCAAGAGAAATATAATCATCGTGGGCGAATCTAAAATAGGTTTCGAGTCACAACGATATATTCAAGATGATAAGAGATATCAGATATTCTCTATTCTTTTGAAAACGGGGTTATCTAAAGTAGATTATGAATCACTGTACCTCTTGTTTGCTCACCCAGCTGGTTTCTACTTGTCCGCTGATGTGGTAACGGTCGGTGCCGCCGAAGTAGGCCTTCGAGCGGGACTTCCTAACGATCCATTAGAGGTTGTTGCGACTGGTCTCCAAGTAGAAGGTTTTGCTGAACCAATGATGTCCGCTTTCGGTTTCAATACATTGATTATGTCTGATCCGAGTGGAGACACAACCGGTAGTACCGAGACGCTCGACAGATATGCGGACGTGTCTTTGAATATACTTAATACCGAATTTGAAACTTTGGCTGGAGTGACCAATCAAGATTCCCCAACAC